GAACGCATTCATAAACTCCATGCGGTCCTGCTTGTTCTGGTTTTCGTCAAGCTGAACAAGGCTATCTGCCGCAACCTGAATGCGGAACGAGCGCAGCGGGTTGTCCTGCATCAAGGCAAGGGCTTGCGGAATCATCTGCTGGTCGGCAGGGGACATCTGATCCGCAGCGGCAAATTTTAAAATAGTTTCTGGCTGGAACTTGGTGCAGATTATTTGCGCTTTGAGCCTGAGTAGTTCGCTCGCAAAGAGCGCAACACTCTCCTGCATAGCTCGCAGTCGCAATCCAGCATATTGTCCCTTGAGCTGCTGGGCCGTGGCGGATTCAGAAGCCGCCCCAACGCCGCGCAAAATGTCTGAAATGCCAGTAATTTCATAAATCTGCCCCTTGATGTTGGCCTGTGCCTGGTAACAGTTAATGAGCGCGGAGGCCAAAGTCTCAATGGGCAGCAGGTCAATAGAACCCTTCAACCCACCCTTCTCGCTAAAGGCCATCCATTTATCGACGGGGACCAACGTATTGTTGTCGCCTTCGGTCAACAAACGCTGCAGTGCGGGCTGAGAAGCGTCATACACACCACGGACGCGCAGGGCTTTCACCAGACCGTCAATGCGGTCAGTCAGAATATCAAGCTCATTGGCCTGATCCTGATACAAAATAAAATCAGGGACCGGCACCAGACTGTCGCTGGTGGTCGTGGCATAAAGGGGCTTGGCGCACGGGAAGAAGCCTTCCAGATCAAGCGGGTCATCACGCTCGTCCAGAAGTTCCGGCCAATTTTCCATGAGCCAGTAAACCTTGCCGGTTTCCTTGTCCCACAGTTCGCAAATCTTGGCCTTGTCGTTGGGCTTCTCACGCTGGCCGTACTTGGTCAGACCGTCCGGGCTGCTGTTAAACGGAATCTTCTTGGCGAGCTTCTTGCCAAACCGTTCCGTCACGGCATCCTTGGACATATAAACCCAACGCCAAACCTGGGTTACTTCTTCCCAAGTACGCGCGCTAGAATGTCCAAAATCGCGCCAATGAACGTAGTCTGTTGGGGCGCACTCGTAGTCGATTTCCTCAGGCTGTCCATCGTTTCCTGCGGTTTGGTTGTGGATGTCGCCCGACGCTTCGCGGGCTTCGCCTTCTTCGACGTCATCTGTGATTTGGAGGCCATCTTCTGGAATATCCTGCTGTTTGATATGCGGGTCATAGCGGACCCACGCCACGCCGCGCCCGCCGAGGAACCTGTCTTCCACGGCATGACGCATAGACGAACGGTAATCAGGGTAATGCTCAATTTCGTAATCCAATGCCCGCTGGATCAACAAAGACGCAACGCGCCCGACAGGATCATTGTCGCCAAAGCGCCGCGAAACATCAGCCTTGGGCAACCGGGCAAACACAGCCGGAACCAGCGTCTGAACATTCGACCAAAGAATGTTAAACCGCGCGGCATCATTGGTCATGCCCGTGCCGGTATTTTGGTCATCCCGGTAACGGCGAATGATCTTGGTTGTGCGAGCTTCCCAACGCTTAAATTCAGAATTGTAAGTCGCAATACTGTTGAGCAGACGCTGAACAGTCGAATCAAACTTTTCCAAGGCCATGTTCTATTCCTTACTTATTCCTTGCCGAAATGGCCTTTGCTTTGGCACGGGCGTCTTCCTTGCTTGAGGCGCCCCAGGCTTTCAAGGCAAGAGCAAGCCGCGTGGGCTTGCCATCCTTTTCCATCGGCCCCGGCATATTGCCCATACGCGCCAGAAAAGACGCGCGGCGCGGATTGTCACCAGCCTTGACGGGCGGCTTTAACGTGCCACCAGTCTCAGCCTTGTACGAAGCCCGCCCCTTGGCATTCAATCCGCCTTTGGCGTTCTTGCCTTCCTTGCGCGTCCAAGCAGCAGTCATTTGCCTTTGTCCTTCTTGGCTGTCTTGGCTGACTCTTTAAACGCTTCAGCCGTAGGCGCACCTGGGGAGCCTGGCTTACGCATATGCTCGCCAGACCCAGCCTTGATGCGCTCCTGCTTTGCCAGAATGTTGGCGTACAAGCCCGCCTTACGCACTGAAGATGCCCACGGCCATGACTTCAACGCCCGCGCCCGTGGTCACTTTCCACGCGCCATTTGCCGAAACGGCATTGAACTCAATGTTATAAACACCACCGCCGCCGCCCACGTTATTGGGCAACACGGTATGGGTCAAAATGCCCGCACCCGTGCCATCAACGACCTGAACCAAACTCGTCGCCGCCGTGCTGACCGTGCAAATCAGACGATGCAGGTAATCACCCACCGCGCCCGTGCCACCAAGCACCTGGGCCGTCTGTGACGCGGCCACATGCTCATACGGATACCTATACGGATTGCTAACACCACTCATAATCTAGCCCTTCTCTTAGGTTTGTTTGCCGCCCACATATCATTCAATGTCGCCGTATTGCCGGGACCAACAATCAACGGACGGTCAAAAGCCACAATCTTTTTGGAATCCTCGCCACGCCACGCAATCGCCATCATGCGGAACGCATCTGCAGGATGCGAACAATTATGAACCAGCGCACCGTTTTGTAAGGAAAATTCTTCTGCGCCCGGCACTGTCAAGCACCAAACGTCAGAAGTTTCATTTAGATTTTTGACGTTCTCTATAACGAGCTGCCGCTTGCTTTTGACCGCCTCGGTTGCGATATGCTTTAACTTTGCAAGCGGATGAACAATATTTTTGAGCGTGCCCCGATTTGCGAACCAACGCATCAAACGTGTTTTTGCATTCAAGGCATTCTTTTGATTCACGCTTCCATTTTGTCCAACTTTTAGAACGCTCTGCATGGCGTTTGTGCCATAAACGTCCTGCGTCGGAACGATGCCATTCTGCTGCTGAAGTGCGAGCTTCTTGAGTGAATGTTCTTTTTGGTTGTCCAGCAAGCGTTTCGCGAAGATGTATTGCGGCAGGCAAGCATTCGAGATTTGAAAGCCTGTTGTTTGCGCGGTTGCTGTCTTTGTGATGAATATGGCATCCGTCTGGAATGACGCCAAAAGCCGCTTTCCAAACGTCTCGGTGCAAGTATTTGCCGCCGCGCTTAAAGTATTTATCGCTTTCCCAAATGCGGTATAAGCCACCGTCAAAATATTGGGTAATTGGGTCAAGGAAGATTGGATCACTGTACCCGGCGTTAGGTGTTCTGCGGATATCCACCCGAATTCCGTTTTGAATGCATGATCCGGCGTACATTTCACCATAAGACCGTCTTTGAACGTTACTTCCACAAGACGGGCATTTTTCCGCGTCACACGCGGATTGATGTATTGCTTCCAGCCACATGATGTCAGAACCTCTCCGCTATACGGTAGGTCTATCATCTGATACGTTCCGTAACGTGTCAATACCTTTGTGTCGCCTGTAAAGCACCAGTTATGCTTGGGCGTTGTGCGAAACGCCTTTTTGTCTTCATCAAACTCACGCTCATACTGGCGCAAAGCCTCAATGCCATCATGGCATTTCAATTCATCAAACCAGCACTTGGGCAGCGTCATACGAACAGCCTGTATGCCGTCCTGAACGCCAAGATCAGGCACTACGCCAATGTTTGCTAAGCCAAGAAACTCAGCCAACTGCTCAATGACAGACTTGCCCTGTGCAGCAAGTGTCTTAGCCCGCGCATCATGCGGCAGATAGTGCTTGCCGTAATGGTAAGGCTTTTCGAGAACAACCTTAGCAATATCAGAAATACCAGCACCGGAAACAGCGTAATAATCGATAATGTGTATTTCATTGCGGACCACCTGATACCACCAAATAGCGGTATCATCCCGATACCCCAAATCCCATGCCGTATATGTCGGAATGCTGGGGTCATACGGCACCGCAGTAATGCGGCCCTGGTCAGACGCTTCGCGCATTTCAACGCCATAATACGCGCCCAGAATCGCAGCCTCAAAGCTGCACTCATATTCCTGCATATACTGGTCAGTCGTAATCTGCGCTTTGACAGCATCCAATTCAGACTGCGGCAGTATCCCGCTATCCGTCGCCGTAAGCCTCAAAAGAAACCATTCTTTGGGCGCTAACTTTGCCGTCTGGTAAATGTCCCAAAATTGGTTTTTACCTTTTGGAGTACCACCGAAAACGGCCCAACCCTGTTTATCAGAAAGCGTAGGGCGAATGACGTGACCCCATACAGAAGGTCGAAAATCGCCATACTCGTCCATAAAAATACCATCAAAACCCAAACCGCGCATAGCATCAGCATTGTCAGCACCGAAAAGACGAATGCGCGCATTATTGACAAGATCAATCTGCAATTCAGCCTCATTGGCCGCCTTGGCAATTGGTTTGCAGAAACGCTTCAGATAATCCCAGGCCACGCTCTTGGCCTGACTGCGGTACGGGGCTATGTACCCAAAAAGCGGGTTGTGCGTCTTGCAAGTGACCGCCGCCCGGATAATGTCATTGACCGCCGCGACAGTCTTGCCCGCCCGCCGATGCGCCACAAGGCAAGCCCAACGCTGCGTCCGGTTGTGAAACGGCATAAACGCATCACGCGGCGTATAGGCAATGGCTACTTCTTTTCTTGCCACGAAATAACCAGCTCCACAGGGCCTTCATCCGGGCCAGTTACCTCATTACGCGCCAGCTTCGGCACATGGTATTCAATCAAATCCGAAAAGCACATGAACGCGGCCCGTGGCCCGTCCTGCTCATACACTTCTTCAAGCCACTGGTTCAGACGCGCCGAGTTGCCATCAATGAAACTGGCAATCATCTCCTTGGCCTTCATCGTGGACTTGGCCTTGGCCCCAAAAGGACGGCCCCGGCCCCGGCTCGCCGTGTTGCCCTTCTCAAACTGCTTACCACGCGCCCTCATGTATCGTCCCGATCCATGTTCTTCATGGCCCTGGCAAGCTTCGGCCCCTTGTCAGCCGCGTTGAACTCCTTGGCTACCTTCACCGGCACGCCAACTTTCTTCGCAAACTTAGGGTCATGAGCAGCCGCAGCCATCATTCTGCGCTGCTTGTCAGATGTTGAAGGCATTTTGCACCAAATCTAAGTGAATTTGTGCCAAATATGCCCAGATTTGGGCCGAGGGTCAATATCTGGCGCCTGGACCGCCTGTTGAGCGCGGCGCAAGGTCCAATTTTGGATTCCCCAACAAAATTTTGCGGGCAAGGCAAGATAACTCAACATTGGCCCGTTTGTGGGGGGGGCCTATGTTTAAATCTACCCCACCCCGTCGAAGATTTTTTTGAGAATCGAACTCAAGTTTACGCTGTCAGCCATGCAATTTCAATGACTTACCGCAATGCAGCACGATTTAGATCGGAAGAGCACACGTCTGAACTCCAGTCACGATCAGAGCTCTACACTCTTTCCCTACACGACGCTCTTCCGATCTTATGTTTAA